AATACCCATGAGTAAATTTAAAACAACATCAGATTTTATACAATACTTATATAAAAAGTTTGGATTTTTTCAAGATAATCCTGCTTTATATAGAGGTAAGGACGGTAAAGAGTGGTTGGAAAAAAACAAAAAATATGCTTTAGAAGGTCCAGATGAAACATTACTAATTAGAGGAAAAGAAACAGCATCTTTAGGTAGTGGCCCAAGATACGGTCAACCAAGCACTAACTCTGTAGAAGATATGTTTATTCCTACAAAAGTTTTAAAATCTATGAAAGGTGCTAATAAAGAAAGAAGAATTAGAGGAGAGCCAAAGTTTGAGTCACTAAAAAAAGAAATTGGTGATGATTTTGACATAGATCAAAAAGGAAATAAAGTTGTTATAGGAGTAAACCAAAACGGAGAAGGATTTGTCTTAGAGGGAAATACTCGCACTGCTGTAGCTGATAAATTAAATATTCCTTATCTTAAAACTGAAGTTAGATATTTTAATGGTGGAGAAAATGCACAAGGAGCATTTATGCCACATGACATTATTCGTATGGCTAAAGATAAAAAAGGCGCACAAAAAAGTTTAAAGTTTGAAAAAGAATACGGAGAATATATAAAAGAAAATATAAAGAACGATAGAAAAGAACCATATTTTCATATTGGTCAATTAGTAAATCAATTTTCACAATTTAACAAAGGCGGTACAACTATGAAAAACGATCCACCAGTAGGTTCAACACCATCAGAAGTAGCAGACGATATACCTGCAATGATCTCTGAGGGAGAATTTGTAATACCAGCAGATGTCGTAAGATACGTTGGTTTAGATAAAATACGAGCAATGATGCAAGAGGCTAAACATGGTCTAGCTTGTATGGAGGATGAAGGACTTATAGTAGACGTAGATGAGGAAGGTAGACCTCAACAAGATCAGAAAGAAAAATCTGACGATAAAGTAGCAATAATAGAAACAGTACAAATAGAAAAGGTAGATCCTATGATGACTCAAATGGCAGAAGGTGGTATGACTGATAAAGACAGTCCAGTTAGTTCCCCTATACTTAATCCAGAAAATAAACCAGTAATGGCTGAAGGTGGTATGGTTATAGGACCAGACGGAAGTCTTAGAATGGCTATGCAAGAAGGTGGTATGCCTATGCAAATGGAAGGTATGATGATGGAAGAGATGCCATCTGAAGAACCTGAAATGGCTATGCCCCCTGAGTTAGCTGATGANATGNCTCCNNAAGAAGCTGNACCAATGNCAGAAGCACCTATGATGAATGCTCCNGTAGCTCAAGANTTTNATGGNNNANCTCATNTAATGGCTTACCTACAGGAAGATGAGATCAAAGCTCTACAGGAAGCAGGTAGAGGATTAGATGAGAGCGGTGAGCAAAAGCTAAGTCCAGAAGGTATTCCAGTGTTTAATGGTGATGGTGCTAGTGATCCTTCTGAACCAGGAGAGGAAGCAGCTGGAACTACCGAAAATGATGGAGTAACAGATCCAGTAGGTGCAGATGTAGGTCCAGCAGGAACTGACTCAGAAAATCAAATTGAAGAAACTAAAGAACTATCTAAAGAAATTAAAGAAGAATTAAGCCCAGAGAAAAAAGATAAAACCTATATAGCTGGTGTAGGGTTTATTGATAAGTATATTGAACAACGTAATAGCAGACCTAACCCACTACAAGGTAAACCTGCCTATGCTGTAGCTACTGCTGCACAAGGTGGACTAATGAGAACTCCAGTACATCTTAATGAGGGTGGTGGTGCAATGATGGATGACCAATATAACTTTGGCGAACCAAATCCAGATGTAGAAGTTAATGAAGCATCTCCTAATGAAGATCCAATTCCTAGTGTTGCCTCTACTCCATCAGAAAGTCCTGTTGCTTCAGAAGCTCCTGTTGAGTCAGAGGCTCCTACTGAGCCACAAGCTCCTATAGGTTTAATGCAACCTGACGGAACTATAACAGGTGAAGGTATGTTTGACACAGTTCAAAATTCACGAAATGCCTTAACCCAAATAGAAGGAATTAATCAACCTACACTTGACTATTTATCTAATAACTTTGATGTAGCAAATAGCATAATAGGTGATGGTGACATAAGTAATCTTGATGGTGAAAAAGTTAATGCAGATGCTTTAAAACATTTTAATGAGTTTGGTAAAAAAGAAGAGAGAGTAGGTGATGGTTTGTATCAAGCTCAAGAAAGAATTCCAGAAATGTTTGGAGAGGATGGTAATCCATTTCAAATAGCAGAAATAAGAAATGCTGCTAAAGTATTAGATAAACAACCTGATATTGGGGATGATTCTTTAGAATATCTTTTTCAAAATACTGATGTATTTAAAGATGCACAAGGCAGAGTAGCTAGTGAAGAAGGTACAACGTATGACGATGTAGCCAAACAGCTCTATGATTTATATGGAAAGGTAGAAGGAGATAGACGAGGAACAGAAGGTCTTGAGTCTTTTTTTAGTAGACCTGACCTAGAAGAAGATACACTATCTACAATGCCTATACAAGATACTATGGTAGACAATGATAAAATAGGTGATGTAAAATATTCTTCTAGTAAGTTTGATGAATCTGGTGATGTTCAAAATGCTGGAAAGGAAGGTCGAGGAGTTCCTAAAGGAGGTTATGATGCCTCTGCTGGAAGACCACAACCTGATGCCAATCAAGGACTTAAAAATTCTTTACAAAGTAGACCTGAAGGAGGTACAGGATTTTTTACTAGGCAAACTTTACGAGACTACAAAGATCAACTAAGTAAAGCTAATATGGGCAATCTAGATCCTATAGACTTTGACAGTCAATTTGTTCACAAAGGAGGTAATACTTACGACTTTAAACCAGGAGCTACTCTTGCAGGATATCTAGGAGGTTTCCGTGATGCACAAGGAAATCAAGTTAGTATAGATAAAGCTGTATATCAAAAAGGAGCTAGAAAAGGTCAACCACTAAGTCAAGCAGATGTAATAAGAGTAGGACGAAATAGGCTCAGTAGTATAGACGAGTCTAATTAATACTATTTTTGTATGGGCTACCTGTTACCCTTTATAATTAAATAAAGCCACTAATAGCCCCCAATAAGGAGAGTAAAATGTCAGACATGACTGTAGAACCAACACGAGTAGCTACGATGAAGTATCGTAAAAACACAATAGAAGACGATGAAAAAGAAATAGAACAACTAGAAAAACAACGAGCAGGAACAGAAGAAGAGGTAGAAGCTGAACCTGAACATCCAGAAGAACGTACTTTTAAAAAGCGTTATGGAGATCTTAGAAGACATCTGCAAAAGAAAGACGATGAACATAGAAAAGAATTAATGGCTGTTAGGCAACAAATATCTAGTTTGACTAAAACTCAGGTAAGACTTCCTAAAACAGATGAAGAAATAGATAACTGGGCTAAAAAATATCCTGACGTAGCTAAAGTAGTAGAAACTATTGCTACTAAAAAAGCTAGGGAAAGTACTAAGGATATTGAACAGAAGTTATCCTATATCACAGAAAAAGAAAATAGAGTTAATAGACAGGTTGCTGAAAATACTTTAAGTAAGTTACACCCTGACTATGACGATCTTAGGTCTAGTACAGAGTTTCATGAGTGGGCTGAGAAACAACCTAAGATGATACAACAAGCTCTGTATGAAAATGAAGATGATCCTGAAGCTGCTGCCAAAGCGATCACATTATATAAATTAGAAACTGCTAACGATAGAGGTGAATCTAACCCTAAAGAAGCAGCTAGAACAGTTAATACTCGTAGGAGAACATCAGAACCTACTGGTAATAATAAAACAAAGTGGTCTGAATCTAAAGTAAGAAAACTTTCTGGACAACAGTGGGAGAAGTTCTCAGATGAAATACAGGAAGCTATATCTTCAGGAAACTTTGATTATGACGAAAGTGGTGCTGCTAGGTAATTTTTTACTTGACAAGTATTTTTCAATATGATATAATACGTCATCACTTAATAGAGTTTATTTACCCCTTTTATTAGGACAACTAAGTAAACTCTCACTACCCATAAGTAAAAGGTACACCATTTTGCATTGGCCCCTTATGGACACCCAAGAATAAATGCCCCTGAACTTATTTATAGCCAACATAGGAGATAATTAATGGCTTTTAAAACAGCTGCTGGTTATGGAAACCTGTCGAATGGCAACTTCTCACCTGTAATTTACAGTAAGAAGGTTCAGTCGGCATTCCGTAAGACTAGCATATGCGAGGACATTACCAACAGTGATTACTTTGGTGAGATCGCAAATTTCGGTGATACAGTGCGTATCATCAAAGAACCAGAAATCACAGTCAAAGAGTATGCTCGTGGAACTCAAGTAACTCCACAAGATCTTGAAGACGATGATTTCTCACTCGTTATCGACAAAGCTAACTACTTTGCGTTTAAAATCGATGACATTGAAGAAGCTCACTCTCATGTGAACTTTGAGTCAATGGCAACTGATCGAGCAGGATATCGCTTGAAAGATCAGTTCGACATGGAAGTATTAGGTTACTTGACAGGTTTCAAACAAGCTACAATTAGTACTGTTGCTGGAACTGCTAGAGTAGCTGCTGATAAATCAGGTACTGATCCTATTGCAGGAGCAGCAGCCAACGGTTTGTTAGCTTCTATGTTAATTGCTCGTGACAGCTTTGTTTCTGGTGGTGCTGCTACCGACTCAATTGCAACGCATCCTGACGGATCTACTGGTGAAGCAACTCCTTTGGAAGTGCTAAACCGTATGGCTCGTTTACTCGATCAGCAAAATGTTGACCGTGATGGACGTTGGGTTGTTGTCGATCCAGTATTCGCTGAACAGCTTAATGACGAAAACTCCAAACTATTGAACAATGACTTTGCTGGTGGTCAAAACGCAAAAGACATTCTTCGTAATGGTCGTATCATTTCTGGCATGGTTCGTGGTTTCAGAGTTTATATGTCAAACAACCTTCCTTCAGTAGGAACAGGTCCAGCTACCATTGATACTAATGGTTCAAGCGCACATTATGGTGCTATTGTTGCTGGTCATGACTCTGCTGTTGCAACTGCTTCGCAGATTGAAAAGGTTGAATCTTATCGTGACAATGACAGCTTTGCTGACATCGTTCGTGGTATGCATCTGTATGGTCGCAAAGTTCTTCGTCCTGAAGCACTTGTTCGCGCTCACTACAACATAGCAGGTTAAGGGGAATAGATCATGGCTACTTATGATATGACAAGCTCCTCTACTACAGGTGTAGGAGCAGACAGCGTTGCGCTTCTTCCAGGTCAAAACACCCACCATTTCATGTACAATGTTGAG